ACATAGTATTGCGGATTTTGACTGGTAGTTGCGACCATACTACCATTGGCCGAAGTCAATGTTACTGCTGTGCCATCTTTGGTTGTGCTTACTTTAAATTGACTGCTGCTGAACACTGCTTGAACATAATAGGTAACACCAGTGCTTACTCCGCCGAATGCTGTGGCACTAAAAATAATTTCCTGACCCACTGCCATACCGTCTGTAGATTCGGTTGTGATGAGATTGATACCTGCTGCGGTGTTTGTGCAAATAAATGCAGCAGATCCAGTGGCGTAGCTGGCAGGTGACACGGCACCTAAAAATTGAACTTTTAGTCCATTGGTAAATGTAACACCATTTGGACTAGTATAGTTGGTTTTTCCTAACACATCTTCAATGTATATTGTACTGCTGTTGTCTTGTTCGATTAGACGGATGGTACCAAAAATTTCTGGGTCGGTGCCATCTTGGTAATACAATGTGTCTAACTTGGCTGTAAGCTGAGGCATTTCAACAATATATCCAGTTTGGTTTTTGTACCACTGTGTGCTGGAATATTCAGTGCCATATCGTATGGTCCATTTATCTAAATTATCTATGTTTTGAATGCTGCCCAATGATAGATAGGTATAGGCACCCACAACAACATAACTTATACGCCATACGCTGTAATAATTAGTAGAAGGATCACCCACACTGTTTGCAAATACCAATGTTCGTGTGTTGAGATCAGTAATGCCATCAATGCCACCATAGGTAGCTATAAATTGATCTAGTCTGGCTCCTTCAATATTATTGAAAAACAAATTAGTAACAAGGTCAACTGATCCAATGCTAACAAGATTGTAGAAAAAGTCTTGAGCTGTTTTTTGTGGTACGTTAAAATTAAGTGTGCCAAGATCAATACCATTGTTGGTAACACCGTAGATGGATCTAGAAGTTACGTTTGGAGTAGTAGGATCTAATCCATTGATTCCGGGTGCTGTCTGAATCCAAAATCCTGGACCGTCACCAGGTTGGGCATCAATCACACTGATGGTACCTCTCATGAGACTTTGAGTCTGACAAGAATAATATAGTGTATTAGGTGCATCTTGGGGCACAGTAAAAGTCACTGTGCCTACTACTGATCCATTGCGTGTGACACCTGAGTTATACTGATCACCTGTGCCTGTTGTAGGTGCAGTTTTGATCCAGAACGGAAAGTCGCCTTGCACAAACAGGTTAAAAGTGTATGTGTTACCACGAATTAAAACAATTGGTGCATTGGGTTCGTTGTCAATGTTAAAGCTGGTAACATTAGTACGTGTTACTTTGTAATTAACAGTTTCTTTATTGTTTTGTGATACTTGAAAAGTGTAGTTACCACCACGAACTAAATTTATAGTAGGGTTGTTGCCAGTTAGTCCTGAAAATGTATAAACTCCATCAGCTCTGTCTACAACAAAATTTTGGCTCAATGCCACACCCGGTGATTGCACCGTAACTACATCAGGGCCATCTGGCACCCAGTAATACTGACTAAAGTTTACAAAAGTGTCAAAATCCATAAACGGATCAAGACTATAATAATCACTGGTGTACAGTCGGCTGGGTTGTGTTGATGGACTACCTTGATACACCAATGTATCAGTTATGCCTGGATACGTAATAGCATCTATTATTTTGTTATTGTCTGCAGGATCAACACTAATCACACCTGGCTCAAGTTGATAGTCAGCGCGAGTTTTGTCAGGCTCAATCACATACTTGTCGTTGGGATTTACACCTGGGCCCACTGTGCGGCCAATATAGCCTTGAGTCTTTTTAAACTTTGGCTCTTGAATCAACTGATCCAACGTAGCAGCCAAAAATTGCTTGTTCGCGTCCGTCTGAAAAATCTCAGGAAGAAAATCTACACTGCGTACTCGTGCCATTAAATTACTCCGCTACCAGGTGCAGTACGCAAATTGGTACTGGTCAATGCATCAATCACAACAATATTGTCAATGGTAGCGCCGTTAACAAATATTTCACTGGGTTCTGCTCTTACTTCGTACATGTCGCCAAAGTATTTTTGTGTGTCTAGTGGTACCAATACCACTGAACTGATTATGGTTCCAAGATATCTGTGCAGATAAGCTGCCAGTTCTGAAAAATAGAATGTATCGCCAAATCCCCATTTGTCAATGCTAAAATATTCATTCATAGCTGTCAACACAGAACTTTGTATTTCACTAGTGCTGGCTGTGGAATTTTGAGCACGAATAACTTTGATTGTGGCTTGCAATGTTGTGGCTGCTTTAGGTCCAAACAATGGTTTAAACACTACAGAATTCAAAATAATGTTGTCACTGATCATCTTGTATTCATTAAGTCCTTGATATTCTGTACTAAGCTCATCAATGGTTGGCACGTCAGGTTCTGTAACTGTTCCGGTGGTGTCTTTAATCCAATTTTGATAGGCAGTGTAGTATGACTGTGTTACAACATACAAGTCGATAATATTAGTGGTGCCAGGATCAATTCTATTGGTCAATGGTGAGTTGTGACGGTATTGAAAATACAATGCTTGCCGTCCTGTTCTGGCAATCCAATCGCCTGCTGCTGCTTGTGTGATAACTCTCACTCCGGCAGTATTAACAGTCAGTGTAAAAAATAATTCATCACTGTAGGCATAAAAAACTTGCCCTGGTGAGTATTGAAATTTTACCAGTTCAATATTATCATACGTAGGATAGTCTGAATTGACCACTCCAGGTTCTACCAGCAAGTATCGTTGCAAATTATCAAAGTCTACAGTTTGTTGCAAGAATATAAGTTTAAGGTTGGGATTAACTGTTGGTGCAACAATTTCATTGAAAAAAT